GACGGCCAGCTCGAGCTCCGCGGGCGTGGCGTCCGGGACCGGCGCAGCGCTGGGTCCGACCCTGATCGAGGCGTCGACGGCCGTCGCGGGGCTGGCGTCGGGTGCCGGGGTCGCCGCGCAGCCGTCGACGGTGGTCGCCGCGGCGGCCGGTGCTGCGCAGGGCAGCGGCACCGCCGCAGCTCCCGCGGTCGCGGTCACCGCGGCGGTGGGCGTCGCGTCCGGGACGGGCGCGGCGGAGGACCCGACTGTCTCGGTCACCGGCAGCACTACCGCGGCCGCCGGGATCGCCGCCGGAACGGGCGTTGCGCACGGTCCGCGTGCCGAGCTCGGCGTTCCGGCGGGGCACGCGGCGGGCACTGGGGCCGCTTGTCCGCCCGGTGCCGCGGTCGTGGCCGCGGTGGGAGCGGCGACGGGCGCCGGTCAGGCCCAGGCGGCCACCGTCGTCGTCAGTGCGGGGGCCGGGATCGCCGCAGGGACCGGGGCGGCTGGCGGCCCGAGCGTCTCGACGTCGCAGCCCGCGCTTGCGGGTGTCGCGGCGGGGACCGGGCAGGCGCACCAGGCGGCTGCGAACACGGCGTCCACGGTGACCGCGCTGGCCGGTGCCGCCGCGGGAGCGGGTGCCGCGCACGCCCCATCGGTGTCGGTGACCAGCGATGCCGTCGCCGTGGCCGGTTTGGCGGCCGGTGCGGGTGCCGCGCTCGCTCCGGCGCCCGCAGTGGACGCCCGTTCCGCGGTCGCGGCAGGGGTTGGTGCGGCGCTCGGCCCGGCGGTCCGGATCGCCGCTCCCGCAGCGGTGGCCACAGGGACCGGCGTAGCGCACGGGGCGGCGGCCCCGGTCGTTCAGCCCGCGCCCGCGAGCACCGCGGCAGGCACCGGGCAGGCGCACGCCGCGTCGGCAGCCGTCACCGTTCCGGCCGGGCACGCGACCGGCGTCGGGAGCGGACACGACCCAGTACTCACCACCGCCAGCGCAGCCCTCGCCGGAGTCGCCGCCGGTGTCGGCGCTGCGTGGCCGGCCGGTGGGTCGACTGAAGACAACGCGACCGCGCAGGCCGGGTTGGCGTCCGGGACCGCGGAGGCGCTCGCACCCACACCGGGTGCCGGGGCACGCGCAGGCTCGGCCGCCGGGTCCGGCGCGGCGCACGCGGCCACGGTGATCCGCTACGACGTGATCCCGGCCCCGGCCGGACGCGCGGGCGGCGTCGGTGCCGCACACAGCCCGCGGGTGTTCGCCACCTCGAGCAGCACGGCGGCGCGCGCGGGCTGGGGTTCGCTCGCCGCGCTGGTCGAGCGACTCGAACTGGTCGAGGTCACCCCGCAGTGCCCGAACGACGGATTTCTACTCGCCAGAGCGCCGGACGGGTCCCTGTGGTGCCCGTTCGACGGCTGGCGCGGCGGCCCACCCGCGCGGCCCGCCGGGCCCGATCGGCGGGACTGGGGCGGCCTGCGGGCGGCGACGACAGGAGAGGAGGGGTGGCCGTGACCGAACCGGTCTACTGCACGCGCGAGCAGGTGCTCGCCTCGCTCGACACCGCGCCGAGCGTGCGGCAGTACGCGCAGCTGGACCGGCTGATCGCCGCGGCGTCCCGGGACGTCGACGCGCTGACGAGGCGGTCGTTCTGGCCGCGGGCCGCGTCGAGGCTGTTCGACTGGCCGGACCCGCAGGGCTCCCCGTCGTGGCGGCTGTGGGTCGACCAGCCGGAGGCGCTGATCTCGGTGTCCGGGCTGGCGGCCGGAGGCACGCTGCTCGACCCGTCGAGCTACACGCTGTACCCGGACGATGGGCCCCCGTACTCGCGAATCGAGCTGCTCCGCGACCACGACGGCACGCTGACCGGTGCGGCGACGTCGCAGCGCGCGATCGAGGTCGTGGGCTGGTGGGGGTACCGCGACAACGCCACCGGCGCGGGCGAGCTGGCCGCCGACGTCGACGACACGGCCACGGTGCTCGACGTCTCGGACGCCGCGCTGATCGGGGTGGGCGCCCTGATCTGTGTCGACACCGAGCGGATGCAGGTGACCGGGCGCCGTGCGCTGCCCACCGGGACGACCCTCGCCGCCGCGCTGGGGGCGGAGAAGTCCGGCACGACCGTCGCGGTCGTCGACGGCACCGCGGTGCAGCCGGGGGAGACGATCCTGGTGGACGCCGAGCGGCTCGCAGTCGACGACATCGCCGGGGACACGCTGATCGTGCGGCGCGCGGTCGAGGGCAGCGTCCTCGCCGCCCACCTCCCGGGCGCGGTGGTGTGGGCGCCGCGCCGTCTGCTCGTGGAGCGGGCCGCTGTGGGGACGCCTGCAGCCGCGCACCTCACCGGTGCTGCGGTGACCCGCTGGGTTCCACCCGCACCGGTCAACAGCCTGGCGATCGAGGAGACCATCGTGAAGATCGGCCGCGAGCAGTCCGGCATGGCCCGCATGGTCGGCGCCGGGGACGCGATGCGCGCCGCCCCGGGCGGCGACATCCGCGACGTCCGCGCCCAGGTGCGGGCGCTGTACCGGCGTGTGCGGACGGGGGCGATCTGATGAGCGTCAAGACGTCCGGCCCGATCCTCGACGGCACCGCCCCCGAGGTGACCGCCGAGTTCCTCGAGGAGAGCGTCGAGGCGCTCGCCGAGCGGGGCCGCAGGCTGGTGCAGGAGAACACCGCGGTGTTCCGGCACCCCACAGGGCACTACCGGAGCGCGATCGTCACCGAGGCCCGCCCCGGCGGGTACGCGATCACCGACGGTGGGCTCGTGTACGGGCCCTGGCTGGCAGGCACGACCCGCCGCAACGCGAGCACCGGGTTCCCGGGGTACGACCACTGGGAGGAAGCCGCCCGCGAACTCGACTCGGACATGGTTCGGATCGTCACCCCGCAGCTACGCAACTACCGGCGCAAGCTGGGCGGGCGCCGATGATCACCGGCGCGCTGGCCACCCAGGTACAGGACGCGATCCTGTCCCACGCCTCCGCGACCGGGCACTTCGACAGCGTGGCCGGGCACACCCCGAAGAACGCGCCCGGCCTCGGGCTGTCCGCGGCGATCACCCTCGGCCGCGTCATGTTCGTCGCCGGACGGTCCGGGCTGGCGTCGACGACGCTGCGGCTGGAGTGGCGGCTCGAGCTGTTCCGGCCGATGGAGTCCACCCCGGACGACATCGATCCGACGCTCGCCGCGGCCACGATCGCGGTGATGGGCCGGCTGTCGGCTGACCTCACCCTCGGCGACCTGGTCGACGAGATCCCGCTGCTCGGCGCGAACGGGTCGACCGGGATGTTCGCCGAGCAGCGGTACGTGAAGTTCGCCGACGGCGGCCAGTACCGGCAGACCGTGATCACCGTCCCGACGGTCCACGACGACGTCCTCACACAGAGCAGGAGCAGCTGATGAGCAAGCAGTCCGGGCTCGGTGACGCGTTCTACGTGTCCGGGCACGACGTCTCCGGTGACATCGGGTCGCTCGGGAACGTCGGCGGCGGCCCGACCCCGCTCGAGGTGACCGGCATCGACAAGTCCGCGTTCGAGCGGATCGGCGGGGTCCTCGACGGCCGCATCGAGTACAGCCCGTGGTTCAACCCGGCCATCGGCCGCGCCCACGAGGTCCTGGCCGCGCTCCCCACCGGGAACGTGCTCCAGACCTACTGCCGTGGCACGGCGCTCGGCGCCCCGGCGGCGTCGCTGATCGCGAAGCAGCTCAACCACGACGGCACCCGCGCGAACGACGGCGCGCTCACCTTCTCCGGGCAGGGCCAGGCCTCGGCCGGGGTCCCGCTGGAGTGGGGCCGGCTCGCCACCGCCGGGGTCCGGCACGACACGACCGCGACGAACGGTGCGAGCATCGACGACGCCGCACCGTCCGCGTTCGGGCTGTCCGCGTACCTGCACGTGATGGCGTTCACCGGGACCTCAGCGACGATCAAGCTGCAGTCCTCGTCGGACAACGGCGGCGCCGACGCCTGGACGGACCTCACCGGCGGCGGGTTCACCGCGGTGACCGCCGCCCCAGGGTGGCAGCGGATCCAGACCGCGCCGAACGCGGCGATCGAGCGCTACCTGCGGGTCATCAGCACCGGCACGTTCACCGTGCTCGACTTCGCCGTCGTGATCTGCCGGCAGGAGGTCGAGCCCGAGTGGTGACTCCCGCACGCCCGATCACACCGGTCGGCCCGGTCAACGCCTACGAGACCTTCTCCCTGCGGCAGCGGCCCGCGCCGCGCGCGCGGCGCGCGTCCTGCGAGGAAGCCGGCTGCGCGTGGTGGCCGGCCGGGTTCGAGCTCCGCGTCGACGAGACCACGGACCTCGGGCAACGGCAGGCCGCCTACCTGCGCGCCGACACGTCCCGGCCGAAGCCGGTCGAGCGGCCCGCCGCGGGGCTGACCCTCTTCCAGTACCCGCCCGGGACGCGCTGCCACGGCGAGCACTGGATCGAGACCGAGACCCTGTACCTCGTACGCGGCGGGGACTGGCGCGGCCAGACCTCCCCGACCCGCCAGCACACCCGCCCGGAGCACTGGGTCGAGGAGCTCGGCGAGAACCAACAGCGCATCCTCGACGCGCAGGCCCGCGGCTAGCACCAGGGCCACCCCCACGCAGCCCCCGTCACCGATGGCGGGGGCTGTTCTGCATGCCCACCTGGAAGGAAGGACGCCACCATGGCGAAGGAGAGCGGGATCGGCTGGACGACGCTGTCGGTAGACGACGCGTCCGGCACCGCGCGGGACATCCGCAACGACATCACGAACCTGGACTTCGCGACGCCGCGCGCGGTCCAGGACGTGACCGGGATCGACAAGTCCGCGATCGAGCGGCTCCTGCTGCTCGCGGACTTCTCCGGGACGCTGAACGGGGTGTTCAACGACGCGGTGAACGCGTCGCACAGCGTGCTGAAGACCGTGCCGTCGACCAGCGTCCCCCGCACCCTGTCCATCGGGGTGTCCGGGCAGACCCTCGCCGGGGAGGTCCTCATCACCGACTACCCGCTCACCCGAGCGCAGGGCGGTGAGCTGACCTGGGCGTCGCCGTTCGTCCTGCAGGACGGCACCGTCCCGACCTGGAGCTGACCGGTGGGATTCCCGGCGCGCAGGGTTTACTCCCTGAACTTCTCCGAGTTCCCCGACCTCGACGGGCTGGTTATCAAGACCCGCTCTGCGACGGTCGGGGCGCTCCGCTCGTTCCTCGAGGTGGCCGACCGCGAGGAGGTCGAGGTCGAGGACCAGATCGCAGAGTTCGTCGCCTCGGTCATCGAGTGGAACCTGGAGGATGAGGACGGTCAGCCCATCGAGCGCACCGTCGAGGCGGTGCGTGCGCACGTCGACCGTCATTACCTGCTGGTCATCCTCCGCGCATGGGTCGACACCGTGGTCGGTGTGCCGGCCCCTTTAGAGAGGCGCTCGCCCGATGGCGAGCAGTCCCCGGTGGAGTTGCCGCCGATGGAACCGCTGTCCGAGAGCCAGGCGAGCTGACCTACGCGCGCTGGCTGCTCGGGCTCTGTGACCGGTTCCGGTGCCTGCCGTCGCAGCTGCTCGCTGAGGACGCGGAGCTGTTGCGCCTGCTGGAGATCGAGAAGCTCGGCCGCCCAGACCCGGCCTGACGCGGAGGGAGGCCCGGGTGACCAGGCCCAACGAGATCGAGATCGTCGTCAAGTCGACCGACCAGACGAAGGGTTTCGTCGAGACCCGCCGCAACGCGAAGGACCTGACCCGGGACATCGCCCAGGTCGAGGCCGAGCTGAAGGCGCTGGGCCGGGTCCGGTCGAAGCCGGAGATCGACGCCGACACCAAGGTCGCGGAGACGAAGATCGCGGCGACGCAGGCCCGCCTCGACGAGCTCCGCGCGAAGCCGACCTCGCCGAAGGTCGAGGCGGACATCGCGGTCGCCGAGC